CCTTTGGACAGAAATACGGGCCGGCTATCACCGCTTCGGGCGCCGTGCTGACCGGTCTGGGCGGCGTCGTCTCGACCACTAAAGGCATTTTCGAGACGTTCTCGAAAGCCCAGAAAGGCGTGCAGGACGCGGCCGAAGCGGCCGCCGGGGCCGAAGACGTCGAAGCCGCCTCGTCGTGGGCGGCGCTCGGACCGATCCTGCTGATCATCGCCGCCGTGGCCGCCCTGGTGGCCATCGCCTATGTCATCTACCGCAACTGGTCGACCATCTGGGGGGCCATGAAGGACGCCGTCAAAGCGGTGTGGGACTGGATCCAAAAATATTGGCCTCTTTTGCTGCTCATAATTCTCGGGCCTGTGGGGTTGGCGATCGACCTGGTCGTGAAAAACTGGAAGCGGATCAAGGACGCCGTGCTGGACGTCATCGGCTGGCTGCGGGCCAACTGGCCGCTTGTCCTGGCCATCATCACCGGGCCTGTGGGGTTGGCGGTTCTGGCCATCGTGAAGAACTGGCAGACCATTCTGGGCGCCATCCAGGCGGTGTGGAACTGGATCAGAGGCGCCTGGTCGACCGTCTACCACTTCATCGCCGACCCGATAGCGCGTGCCATCGGCGATGTTGTCGGGTTCTTCGAGAGCCTGCCCGGCAAGATCGCCACCGCCATCAGCGGCCTGGTCAACATCATCTCGGCGCCGTTCCGTTTTGCTATCGACCTGATCATCGACGCCTGGAACTTCATCGCCAAACACACCGCCCTGCACGTACACCACAAACTGCCGTGGCCGTTGCCTGATATCAACGTCGACACCCCCCAGCTGCTGCCCGACATTCCGAAACTGGCCCAGGGCGGCCTCATCACCTCCACCGGCCTGGTGTTGGCGCACGCCGGCGAAGCGATCACCCCGATCGACCGGGTGCCTCGAGGTCCGGCCGTCCACATCGAGAACGCCAACTTTACGAGCGAGCTGGACGTCGACATGTTCATGCGCCGGGCGGCCTGGGTCATGCAGACGGCGAAACTATGACCTCCTGTGTGCGTACCGCCTGGCTGGACCTGAACGGCAGCATCCTGCCGCTCGAGGACACCGCGGCCGGCTATTTCTGTCAGTCGCTGGACCTGGGTTCGCCGGTGGTCCGCGAGGTGACATCGAACCGGCCTTCGCAGGACGGTGTCGACGATCGCACCCAGTACCTGTCCGGGCGTGTCGTGTCGGCGTCGATTACCGCCCTGGCCGGTGCCGGCGCCCAGATCGACGCTGTCGCCGCCTCGTTCGGGCCGTACATGAACCCGGCCGCCAGACCCGTTCTGCATTACGTTTTGGACCGGCCCGGCAACCCGGAACGCACCATGATCCTGCGGGGCTCGGCGTACGGGTGGCCGATCGTCGGCGCCAACCAGCGGGACATCAACCTGCAATGGTTGGCCGCCGACCCGACCGCCCTCGACCCGCACGTCCAGACGGCGACCGCCTGGTCGGGGGCGTCCGTGATAACCGGCCGCACCTACCCGTTGACGTTCAACCGGACCTACCCGGCCGGCGGCGGCACCGGCCCCATATCGGGGCGCATCCAGACCAACGGCGACCTCGGCGTCAAACCGACCCTGACCGTGTACGGGCCGATCGAAGGCGCCACCATCACCTTCGAGACCGTCGTCTCCAGCCAAAGGTTCGCCATCGTGTTCGAACCGGGCTACATCATCGACCCCACCGCGTTCGTGGTCGTCGACACCACCAACAAGACCGCCTACCTGAACGGCGACCCGTCCCGGCCGGTCATGGCCGACCTGGACTGGATCCACTCCAACTGGCCGGTCATCCCACCCAGCCCGGACCGGGCCGTCATGAGCCTGGCCGGGAGTTCGACCACGTCCACCACCCAGGTGGTAGCCGCCTGGCAGGACCGCTACCTCGACTGATATGACGCCGATCCCGCCCGGCCGGGGCCGCTGGCGGCTCACCCTGCACTCCCGCCAGTACGCGCCGGCGCCGATCGGCGGCACTTTGATCACCGAGCTGGTCGACGCCCGGGCCCGAGTCCTTACTCAGGCGTGGGACAGTCCGGCCCAGTTGCAGTTCACGCTGGACGGCCAGAACCCGGCCGCCGCCTACCTGGACGAGCTCACCCACGACGTGTACGCCTGGCGGTGGGACGAGACGGCCGGCCGGGACCGGCTCATGTTCCGGGGCGTGATCGGCCAGGTCGAAGACGACCTCGACGGCCAAAGTCACATCGTGGTGGTGACCTGTCACGACTATCTGGCCATGCTCGGCCGCCGGTTCCTGACGTCGCCCCGCCCGACGGTCATCCAAGGCACCGATCAGGACGACATTGTTAGCGCTCTCCTGTCGTTCGCCACCCAGGTGACGTCATCGGACGGTGGCACCAGTTTCGCGCCCGGCAGCTACCTGCCCCTCGAACTGGTGTTGGTCAACCCGGACGGCACCCCCCGCCCCAAATCCGGGGTGATACGGGATCGGACCTACACCGGCGGCCAGGTGCTCGGCACCGCTTTGGACGACCTGTCGAAAGTGATCGACGGGTTCGATTACGACTGCCTGGCCCACTCCGACATCGACGGCGTCGACCAGCTGCGGGTGTTCTATCCCAGCCAGGGTGTCGAACGCGACGACTGTCCCCTGATATACGGATCCACGGTGTCAACGGTCAAACGGGCCACCGACTCCGGCACGTACAGCAACTATTGGCGAGTGTTGGGGAACGCCAACGCCGCCACCACCGACGCCCAGCTGTGGGCCGATTCGTGGTCGGCCGACAGCAACGATGTCACCCGTATCGCTACCGGCCTGTGGATGGGCGCCGACAACGCCGCCAGCGTGACCGAGGTCACCACCCTGCAGGAGCAGGCCGAAGGCGACGTGGCCCTGTACGGCACCGTGGTGCCGTCGTGGACGGTCGGACTGCGTCCCGGCTGGTACCGGTACGGGTTCCCGAACATGGGCGACACCGTCCCGCTGATCGTCCAGTCCGGCCGTCTCAACATTGACACCACCATCCGGGTCCTGGGGTTCACGTTCACTATCGGCGACGACGGCCAGGAGGACGTCGGTGTGGTCGTGGGCCGGCCCACCCAAACATTGGGCGGCTTCCTCACGCAGACCAACAAGACCGTCGCCGACCTGGTGCAACGCGAGTCGGCCACCGTGGTCGACAACCCGGTCGGCTGTCTCCTGCTGTGGGACGGCGACACGCCACCCCAAACCTGGGTGTGGGCCGACGGATCGCCCATGTCGAAAACGACCTATCCCGAACTGTTCACCGTGGTCGGCTACCGGCACGGCGGCTCGGGTGACACGTTCTATCTGCCCGACGCCCGATCCCGGGCCATCGTCGGCGCCGGCCAGGGCAGCGGGCTCACCAACCGGGTAGCGGCCAGCACCGGCGGCCTGGAGACGGTCACCCTGACGTCGGCGACCATCGGCTCCCACGCCCACGGCGTCTCGATCACCGCCGGCAGCCAGGACACCGACCACCATCACGACGGCTCGTCGCTGGCTACCGGCGCCCAGGACACCGATCACACCCATTCGGGTACCGCCGGCGCCCAGACCGCCGACCACACCCATTCGGGTACCACCGGTTTGCAGGACCGGGACCACACCCACACTTATGTGGCCTCGCTGTCCCAGTCCGGGTCGTCCGGCTACGGGGCCGGAAGTTTCGCCGACGTGGTCGGCGCCGTCTCCAGCGGTGTCAGCCAGGGACACGCCCACGGCTTCACCAGTGGCGGCGTGTCCGCCGGTCACGGTCACGGGGTTACCACCGGCGGCGTGTCTTCCGGTCACGCCCACGGTGTGGGCGGCAGCACCGGCGGCGTGTCCGCCGGTCACGCCCACCCGGTCAACGGCAACACCACCGCTATCGGCGGCGGCGGCGCCCACGAGAACATGCCGCCCTGGCTGGCCATCGGCTACATCATCCGCGTCCTACCGCCCTGGAGGCCCACCCCATGACCCGCTACGCCCCGCAATGGATTCAGGCCGACACCTACCCGGCCTCGGTCGACCGCTATTTGTTGGGTGCTCTGTGGCCGTCGCCGGCCAGCTCCGGGTGCGCTGTCACGGCCGCCACGGCTATGACCGTCAACGTCGCGCCCGGCCAGGTGGCCGTGCCTACCCTGAACAACACCGGGTCCAGCCTGTGCACCTCTGACGCCGTCGAACAGGTCGGTCCCCTGAACCCGGCGCCGCCGTCCGGCCAGAACCGTATCGACCTGGTCATCTGCCGGCCCCGGGCCGCCGACATCGACGGGTCGGCCAACAACGATTTCCTTTTCGATTTCGTGACCGGCACCCCGGGTACGACCGCCACCATCCCGGCCACCCCGGCCGGCACCGTCGCCCTGGCCCAGATCGCCGTCGCCGGCGGGGTGGCCGCCATCACCAACGCCAACATCACCGACGTCCGACCGTTCGGGCTCGCCATCGGCGCCGCCAACGCCGTCCCCGCCGCCACCACCCTGTCGACGATCCAGTCCTACACCGACGACAACAACGACGTGTGGGTGGCCAAGGCGGGCGTGTTCGGCGGCGCCTGGCGGAAAGCCCGAGACGTCCTCCATTCCCGCTGGTACCGTAACGGCGCCTGGTCGTGGCCGACCGCCGCCACCGTGCTCACCTACGACCAGCCCAGCTACGACCCGTACGCCCTGTACGCCTCCGCCCGGTTCACCGCCCCTATCGGCGGCCTCTACTATCTGCGGGCCCTGGCCGGCTACTCGGCTACCGCTTCGGGCCAGTGGGCGGCCACCTACCCGCAGTTGAACGGGGCCACCATGCTGGCCTCCTCGCAGGGCTGGTCGACCGGGGTGGGCGGCATTCTCATCCCGGCCGCCGATCTGCTCAAACTGGGCGCCGGCGACTACATCCAGATCCAGGTGCGAGCCTCGAACGCTATCGCCGGGCTGACCAGCCAGCAGTACACCAGCCTGACCGTCCAATACCTGGGCACCGGATAGCAAGGAGACCCTGATGACCATGCCCCTGTCCGCCGCCGAACGGCGGCGCAGCCTGCCCCGACCGGCCCCGGTGATCGCCCAGCCGGCACCGGCGGCCACCTCGAATCTGATCTCGACGTTGCCGGCCGAGCTGGACATGACCATCTACGCCGGCGACACGCTGACGATCCAGTTCAAGTTCACCGACCAGGCCTCGAACCCGGTGGACATGACCGGCATCTGGACGGCCAGCATCCGGGCCAACCCGGGTGACCCTGACCCGCCCATCGCCAGTTTCACTGTCGACGCCTCGGCGGCGGCTACCGGTTCGATCATTGTCAGCCTGCCGTCGGCGACGTCGGCGGTGCTGCCGCTCGCCACCCCGGTGGTGTGGGACCTGGAGCAGACCATCGGCACCACCAGTGTGCGCACCACCCACCGGGGCACGATCACCGTCACCGAGGACGTGACCCGGCCATGACCAGCACTCCGCCTATCGAAATCGTTTCCATTATCAACGATCCGGTCGAAGTGGTGTCGGTCGTCGAACCGCCCGACCTCATCTACACGTCATCACTGGTCGGCCCGCAAGGCCCGACCGGACCGGTCGGGGCGGCCGGCGGGGTCATGCCACCCGGCGGGACGGCCGTCCCGCCCGCCCGCCTGTACTACTACAACGTCCAGGACTACGGCGCCGTCGGCAACGGCACCACCGACGACGGACCGGCCATCCAGGCGACCGTGAACGCCGCCGGCGCCGGGCACACCGTCATGTTCCCGCCCACCCCGGCCGGCTACCTGTGCAACGCCAGCATCACCGTCCCGTCCAACATCGCCATCACCGGCCACAACACCTACATTTTGAACGGCAGCCCGGCCGGCGGCCTGTTCGCCCTCACCGCGGTCACCAACGTGACCATCGCCGGGTTTCATATCGTCTCCAAAGACTCGACGCCCCGCCAGGCGGTCCGCATCCTCGGCGCCAACACCAACATCCGCATCCGGGACGTCTGGTGCGAAAACCATGTCAACTTTTCGATGTCGGTCGGGACGGCCGGCTCGTCCTACAACGGCCTCTATTTCGACAACATCCGCATAACCGGCCCGTGCGGGCTGGCCGGCACCGGCTCCGGTATCGACTGCTTCCCCCAAGCCCAGGTCGGCGGCGCCGGATCCTTACCGCTGTCCCGGGACCTGCACGTCAACAACATGTACATCGACGTGTCCAACGCCAACGCCACCGTCGCCCAGCACGGCCCGCAATGCTTCAAAGTGTCCAACACCATCGGCGTCTATTTGAACAATATGGAACTGGTCGGCGGTTCCGTAGCGTCGCTGGTCATCACCAACGGCAGCCGGGTGGTACGCGCCAACAGCATCCACTGCCGGTACGGCAACCGGGGCGCCGACCTGACCGCCACCCCGTCCGGTGGTGTCACCTCGGTGGCCGCCGACTGGGTCATCAACGGCCTGTCCTACGATCCCGAAGGCGTCGGCGGCGTCGCCGACTATTACGGGGCCCGTATCGGCCAGGTCGCCGACCTCACCCTGGACGGTTTCAACCTGGCCGGGTCGATCGCCTTCCTGGACGACAAAAGCAACCTGCCGTCACCGACCGGCAAAATTTGTAACGGTGTCATCCGTACCGCGGCCACTGGCAGCGCCACCATCCAGATCGTCGCCCCCAGCACCGCGGTCGTAAACAACGTCACCAACACCGTCAACGCCCAGATCACCACCGGTGCCGTCCACAACCTGTACGCCGGCCAAAAAGTGTTCATCAGCGGTGTCGGCGGCGCCACCGGTGTCAACAGTGCGGCCGGCACCCCGTGGGTGGTGCAGACCGTGATCGACGCCAACAATTACACCATCAACAACCCGTCCGCTCCCGGCGTGTACACGTCGGCCGGAACCCAGCAGCCCTGGCTGCCCGACATCAACAGTTTCCACATCCACCATGTCACCCTGGCCGGCCCGGCTGCCGGCGGGACCGGCGCCGGCCGGCTCATCCTGTCCCAGGCGTCGTGGCGGTTTTCGCAATCCCAGATCGATCACGTCATCCTGGTCAACTCGGACAGTCACGGCATCCTGTTGACCGGCACCGACAACCTCATCCACCACGTCACGTCGATAGGCGGCAACCCTCGCAACATCGCCTCCGCCGCGCTGATCTTCCTGTCCGGGACGGCCGGCGCGCCCGACAGCTGCTCCCGGAACACCATCGGCGACCTGTCCATCGTCGGCCCCCACAACGTCACCCAGTTTCTGGTCGCCAACACCGGCGCCGGCGGCGTATCCCTGACCGGCTACCTGAAAGGGCCGATCTCCTCGAGCAGCCCGGTGCTGGCCGCCAACAAGTTTTGTAGCTGCACCCAGGCCGTCGAAGCCATCCTGGTCGACGTCAGCGGGCCGGGCAGCCCGGCCGCCAACGTCCAGGCCGCCATCGGATCCCGCTACTGGCAGACCGACAGCACCGCCGGCCTCTACCTGAAACAGTCCGGGTCGGGGGCGGCCACCGGCTGGACCGCGGTCACCGTCCCCTGACCGGAAGGAGAAAGAGGAACCCATGTCCGACCTGCCCCCCGAACCCGACGACGACGACAGCACCGAATGGCCCGACCCGTCCGACGAACCCGAACACGAACCGTCCCACGGTTTGGGCGGTGACGGTGCCGCTTAACCGGGTCCCCATCCCCTCCCCGAACTATTCGTCGCGGGGCGGGACGGCGGTCACCCGGATCGTCCTGCACACAGCTGAGGGCGCCCTCACCTACCAGTCGTTAGGCTCGTTTTTCGCCAACCCCGCCAGTGGCGTCAGCTCGCACGTGGGGATCGATGACACGCCCAACACCGTCGGGGAGTATGTTCGCCGGGACGGCAAAGCCTGGACCGCCGCGGACGCCAACCCGTGGTGCGTCCAGGCCGAACTGTGCGCCTTCGCGGCCTGGTCGCCGGCCGAATGGTCCGCCCACCCGGCCATGCTCGAAAACTGTGCCGCCTGGATCGCCGAGGAAGCCCACACGTTCGGGATCCCCATCGTCGGCCTGGTCGGCGCCCAAGCCCAAAACCGGGCCCTCCAGGGTGTCTGCCAGCACGTCGACCTCGGCTCGATGGGTGGCGGCCACTGGGACTGCGGGCCCGGCTTCCCCATGGCCGAGGTGCTAGCCATGGCGAATGGTGGCGTCCCGGCCGCTCCGGTGACACCCGCGCCGCCGGCCGGGGCGCCACCGTTTCCGGGCACGCTGCTGGTCAATGTCACCTCCGGTCATGGCACGGCCCAATGGCAGACCCAGATGGCCGCCCGCGGCTGGACCATCGCCGTCGACGACGTCTACGGGGGTCAGAGCGAGCACGTGGCCCGCCAGTTCCAGACCGAGAAGAGCCTGACCGTCGACGGCATCGTCGGCCCCGAAACCTGGGCCGCCGCCTGGGTAGAACCTGTCACATGAGCGGGGCCCTGCTCGCCACCTATCTGGTCAACAAACCGAACGGCCCGCCGCTGGTCTACCTGGTCATCGCCATCACCCTGTTCGTGGTGGCCCTGGTCGTCGCCGGCTACACCCGCGACATCTACCGGGCGGTCGCCGCCGCCGGTCTCGCCTTTATCGTCCTGGCGTTACTGACCCATTAGCGGCGACCATGACCGGGTCACGGTCCTTTTGGCCTGGCTGCTGATCGCCGTCACCGTCCTGCTCCTCGTCGAGCTGGCCTACCTGGCCGTACGCCTGTTCGCCTAGCCGGCCCGGTTTAGACCAGCCCGAATAATCCGGTCATCACCTGATCGCAAATACCGGTCGGTGGTGGCCACATTCCGGTGGCCCAGGAACCTCTGCACGGCTTTAGGATCCTGGCAGGCCTCATAAAGGTCCGACGCGGCCGTATGCCGCAACGCATGCGCGGACACCCCGTCATACGGCCCGCTCTTCAACCCGGCGGCTTCGAGCCAGCCCCGCACCCGGCGCGACAGCCGGGACGGCTGCCACCCGATGATCGGCCCCGACGTCCGCTGACCGACATGCTGGGCCAACAGCACCGCGACCCGGTCGCCGACCTCCACCGGCCGCTCATCGTCACCCTTGCCCCGCACAATGATCCGGCCCCGACGGCGATCCCAGTCCTCTACCGCCAGCCTCGACACTTCGACACACCGCAACCCCTGCCAGGCCATCAGCTCGACGATCACCCTCGCTTCCAGGTCCGGCAGCACCAGGCGCAGCCGGGCCATCTGCGCCGAGCTCAACGCTCGCGGCTCCAGGCGGGGCTCCCGCACCCGGCCCGCCGACCGGCACGGATCCCGCTCGAGCAGTTCCCACTCCAGACACCACCGGCAGAACACTTTCACCGTGGACAGCATCGCCCGCCGGGATGCCGCCCGCTGCCAGCCGATAGACGTCTGCCATACCCGGATGTGCTCCCGGCCCAACCCGGCGACCTCCACCCCCGGACAGCATCGGGCCAGACCACCCAGCCGCCACCGCAGCTGGGCCGCGGTCCGCTCGCCGATCTCACCCCGGCTACGCCGGTCGCTCACGTACCTCTCGACAGCTTCTGACACCAACACTCGGGTCCTCCCCTGTGCGTGTCTCCACCCGGATCGGGCACGGTAGCCCGCGTCTACCGTTCGGTAGACGTCACGGCTGGCCTGTCTCGTCGTCGAGGTAGTCGCCGTCGCGGACGAGGTACACCTCATCTTCGAGCGCCGCGTTCAGCGCTGGCAAGAACGAGTCCAGGGCGGCGTTCACCTCCTGGCGGACGTCGCGGATATTGGCCGGGATAGCACCATGCAGATAGGGCATCATCGAGAACGCCTCGCGGACCTGCTCCAGCACCTCCCGGTAGAGGTCTTCACGGGTCATGCCGCCACCCCGGGATACCGTCCGGTAGACGTCACAGCGCCGCCATCAGCTGCTGGCCGATCCATTCGGTGTAGGCGGGCGGGATGGCCTGGCACAATTCGTCACCGTTCATCCAGTCGATGCCCATGGCCGTTTTGCGGTCCGCGGTCGAGAAATCCTGGGTGTTCGCCCGGCGGCGCTGGTCCCGGCCGTGACCGCCGTAGACGCCGATCACCCGTCTGGCCACGGACAGCTTGTTGCCGGTGTGGCCTGCCACGGTGACGGTTTCGGCCGCCCAGAAGTGATAGCAGGGTGGCACCAGCACGGGATGCGGATTGATCTCAAAGTTACGATGCCGCCGCAGCTCGGCCCCGTCACAGCCCAGCAGGAACGCCGACCCGCACAGGGTGACATGATCGAGCAGCGGCGCGCCCGGGACGTTCTCGATGACGTACGGCAACCCAGTGGCCTTCAGTCGGTCCCGGGTGGGCGCGATCAGGTCAGGGTGATCGTCACGGCTGTTCCACATATTTTGCAGCGGCGAGAACGCCTGACAGGGCGGGCTGGCGTGGATGACGTCGAAGTCGAGGTGCGGGTATCCCTCCAGCGCCTCAGCCCAGTCCATCCGGTGGAACTCGAACGGATAGTGCGGCTGCGGGTTGATGTCGACACCGACAATGTCGAACCCGGCCCGGTGATAGCCCATGGCGGCACCGCCAGCGCCACAGAACAGGTCCAGCAGCCGCGGTCGGCTCACGGCGTCCCCGAACTGTCGATAGGGGACGGTTTCATATCCCAGATCACTGTCGGCTTGTGGGTGTGCGGCCAGACGCCCTCTTCGTGCATGTGGCCCTCAATCTCCAGCGCTGGATGGGAATGCCAGCCGATGCACCTTGAGATTGGACCCTCGGCAGCCCATCCGATGTTTCGCCAAATGACTGCCACAGACTCGGCGTTATGGGTCATGCCTCACCACTGTCGTTAGGGGGCAGGCAGCCGACAGCGCACCCGCACCCGCCGCACTGGACAATGTCATATGCCTCGATGACCGCGATCTTCCGCGCCGGATCGAGGATTTTCCCGCAGTGACAGGAGAAGTGCTGTCCCGTCCACCAGGCAACAGGGTCGGACGGGTGTCCGCAGGGAACCTCTCGCCAGAAGTCATCGGGCGGTCTGATAACGCGCCCAGTATCGGCGATAGGGGTCATGCCGCCACCCGGGGATACCATTTGGTAGACGCGCGGCGCAACCTTTCCAGAGCTCGCAGATCGATCGCCGGGGGGATGTCGGCGTCGGTCAGCCCGAACTCCTCGAGTTCGAACCCGTACAGCAGCAATACCAGCGCCGCCCGGCCGCGGTCCTTGCGACCGGCGGGCACCGCCGGGAGCGCTTCAAGCCTGATCAGCGCCGACTTCGAGACATGGGGAAACAAGATCTCTTCCACCTCCCGGACATTAAGCCTGGCGGCCTGCCGGGCCCGGGTCATCTGATCGCCCCACGACTCCGGCCCCAACTGCCGTAGCTGCGTTCGTGTCATGACAGCAATGTTACACCATTGGGGGTTGCGTAGACAAGTCTGACATGACATAGTCTGGGTCTGTGACCCAAATCGGACAGCGGGCCAAGTCCATTCGCCTCGCCCGCGGCGAATCCCAAGAGGCCGTCGCCCGCCGGGCCGACGTCTCCACCGCCACCTACTCGCGTATCGAGAACGGCCACAACGAACCCAACCTCGAAACCCTCAGACGTCTCGCCGGCGCCCTCGACGTGTCCCTCGACGAGCTGGCCGGCGGCCCCATCAAAGCCGCATGACCGCCACCCCTGAAGTGGTCAGCGGGTACCCCGAACTGTGGCAGCAGCTCGCCGAGCAGATCGCCCCCGGTATCAACCGTTTCGAAATGGACTACGGCCGCCAAGTGTCCGACCGTCTCGAGCTGTCCCTGTTCACGTCGCCACCCCAAATGGTCCTCATCGGCCGATGGGACAGCAAAGCCGGCCGGACCGTCTACCGGCCCCAGGTCACTGTCGACGGCCGGCTCGCCCTGGCCGTCCGTAGCGGCCGGGTCGTCGGCATCGAAGGCCCCGAGTTCACCGGACCCCGCGAAGAATGGACAAACCAGTCCGGTCAGCGGATCTGGGTGGACATGTGGGACTGCAAGGACGAAGGCGCCTACCCGCGCGCCGCCCGCTACCTGATCCATGTGGCCGGCTGGCAGGTACCGGTCAACGGTACCGCCCCGTGGCTGGAGTTCTGTCAACGCGACAGCAAAGGCAAACTCGCCCCGCTGTGGCAGCGGATGCCGACCACCATGCTCGCCAAAACCGCCCTCAGCCTCGGGTTGCGCCGCTCAGGGATCGAGAACCTGCCCGCCGACATTCCCGTCGACTACGAAGGCGACGGCATCGACGAGCGGCCTATTCTGGTCGTACCTCCTGGCGCCGCCCCGGCCGAAACACCGCCCGTTCCCGGCCGGGGCGGAACCATCGAACACGTGGTCGTCGGCGCCTCCCGCCGCGACGGCGTCCTGCAATGCTCCTGCGGCGCACAGTTTCCCACCGCCTGGGCGTTCGCCGTCCACAAGAAAGACCCCATCCACGGCGACCAGCCGCCCGAACAGGTGTACGACGACAGCCCAGAATCCCGCGGCTACGACGAAGATCTTCAACCCACGTCATACGAAGATCCGGGCCGACCGTTCGACGGCGACGACCAGTGAGCGCCGCAGCCCCGAAACGGCATTGGCGGCCCGCGAAACTCGCCGCCCAAGCCGCCTGGCACCGCCAGCACGGCCGTCCCGAGCTCGCCGAACACTTCGAAACCCAGCTGGTCCGCGAACACCGCTGCAAACTGTGCGGCCGACCTTTGAGTGACCCCGAAAGCCTCGAGCGAGGTGTCGGCCCCGACTGCTGGGACAAAGGCGCCCGATGACCGAGGCCGAATCGTGGGCGCCCCTCGAAGGCTTCGCCCGGGCTGTGCCCGAAGTGGACCCGACCGAATGGATGTTCATGGGCGTCTGCGAAGACGACGGACACCCGCCGCTCTGGTCGTACAAGCACATCGACAGCCGCAGATACCTGCAACTCGACCAGGCCGGCCACGCCTGGGACCACATAGTCGCCACCATTGATCCTGACACCGGAGATCTGATTACATACCGGCCGCACGCCGCCACCGGCTATCGGGACGTGGCCGCCGCTCTCGCCGAACATTGGGAGCACCTGCCATGACCCGCCACCGGCTGATCTGGCGCTGGCGGCGCCACATGGCCCGCCACCGCGAGTACATCGCCTGGCTCAACTATCTGCGCTGGCCCGACCCGGTCAACCAGCGCCGCCTGGAGACCGCCGCCAGATACCTGGACCGCGTCGACTGCGACAAACCGTGGTAGCCCGCAAACCGCCACCACCCAAACCGGAGATCCAACGCCAACAACTGCTGGCCGACCTCAAAAAGATCAACCGGGCGTTACGACGCATGAACGTCGACCCGTACATCGAACCGGACGCCGCCGAAGCCCTGCCGCTCCGAAACCTGAAAACCATCGTCGCCGCCTGCGCCGACCATCTATCCACCGTCCACCATCAGCTCGGCGGGACCGGCACCTGATGGAAATCCACAAAAATCACAGGACATATCCAGAGGAAGGCGGTGCTAGCGTCCCGGGCTCAACGGTCGACGCAGCGACGGGCGGCGTCGCAGCGTTGAGCACCCCGGGCGGACATGCTGTGGATTGCCAATGCGCCGGTACCGGCTGGATTGCTGTCGAGGATTGCGTCCTCGGCGACCTGATCGACACCCGCTGCCCGCATGGTTAGCCAAGAGATCGTCAGATCCGACCTTGCCCCGGGCATGGTCGCAACTGGCTTCGCCGAAATCGTCCTTGCCCGCATTGCCGAGATCGACGACCCTGCCGCTCTCTATGACATTGCCACGACCTGTGCCGGGCTGGCGCAGAAATGGAACGGGCACGGCCGCGAGAAAGCCGAGATCAAGACGGCGCAAATGTACTGCGAGATCGAACTCGGCCAACGGCTTATTGTGTCCGATTCGCCCGATTTTTGGCAACGCCAAAAACTGGACATTCCGGATGATGTTCTCTGTCATCTTCGTCGATATTTCGGCTGGCGCGATCGGCTGATCGACATGGTCCGGGGCGGGATACGGTCACGCCGGTCGCTACTGCTGGAACTCGACCGGAAGACCATTGACCATACGGTCACCGTCGAATCGCTCGACATCCGAGCTGGCGATTTCCGTACCGTCCTCGGCGACCTCGACGCCGGCTCCGTCGCACTGGTGCTCACCGACCCGCCCTACCCGGTCGAATACCTGCCGTTGTGGTCCGATCTCGGCGAGTTCGCCATGCTCGCCCTCGAGGACGGCGGATCGCTGGTCGCTTATTGCGGCCAGTCGATCCTGCCCGACGTGCTCGAACGGCTCGGCGACCACCTGCGCTACTGGTGGACCCTCGCCCTACTCCACCAGCACGGTACCGCCATGATCCCTGGCAAATGGGTATCGGTCGGCTGGAAACCGCTCGTCTGGTACGTGAAAGACAAACGTCGAAACCGGAACATGCTCGCTGACCGAATCGCCGGTACGGCCCCCCGCAAAACAGTGCCGACCGGTGATACCGACGACTGGGCTCAGGGCCTGGCCGAGCTCGAGCCGATCATTTCTGCGCTCACCGCGCCCGGCGATCTGATCGTCGATCCGTTCTCCGGGTCCGGCACCGTCGGGCTGGCCGCCGCACGCTTCCACCGTCGATTCATCGGAGCAACCTTATGAGCGGATGCCCACGCACCTACTGTCCCGGCTGCGACATGGAGCTCATCCACCGGGACCACCGCCACGGTTATGAATCGGCCTCGGCGCTGGGCCAGATCATCCACCGTCTGAAACGAACCTTCACCGTCGGCGACCTCGACCTCTACAACTTCAAGCGGACCCTACGACTACTCCGATTGATCGAACACAAACAAACCGACCAGATGGCCAAGGTCGCTCAAAACGAGGTCCTATCGCTGCTTGATCGGATCATCGCCCATTACGTCACCTGTTCCGGCGCGGCCGAACGGTTGCACCCCGAAAGCGGCGTATATCTCATGCGGGGTCCGATCGAGGCCGCCACATCCGGCCGGCGCGCCACCCAGCTCGCCGGTCCGCAATTGGTCACTAACGATCGGCTAGGCGCCTTATGCATCGCCGGCGAATCCACCCTGTATGACTGGCTCGACGGCCAGATCGGCCCGTCATGATTGCCGTGGTAGCAGTGACAGCGGTGGGCCTGGTAGCCGTGGCTGTGGTCGTCTGGGTGGAGCTCAGAGCCATCGAACACCGGCTCAAGGTGTTAGAGCGGAAACATGGCCGCGCAGTGAGGATTCCAGGCCGATGATTCCGGATAATCGGGCTTATCAGCAGGTCCGGCTGCTCGACATGGTCCGCTGCCCGCTACGCGAAACCAACGACTGCGGCGTCCCGTCCTGGATGGTATTCGCCGACGCCGAGCGGAACTACTGCCCAGAGTTCGACTGTCCAATCTGGCCTGCCGACAAGTGGACGCTGGTGGTCGACGGTGGCTAGTCCGGATAACCCCGGTGATCCGGAGAGTGAGTGCGACCGTTCACAATATCCGTGGTGGGGGTGGCCGGATAACCGCGGGGCTTCAGATCGACCACCTCTGCCGCAATCGGTGGAGCGTGGCCGTCACACCCCACTAGTACAATGTTGTCCAGCGGTGGGTTGCCGGAGAGGTCTAACGGGCCCGTCTCAGAAGCGGGTGACGTCCCAAGCGTCCGTGGGTTCGAATCCCACACCCACCGCCGCAACACCTCGGGGTCCGCTTGGGAAGGGCCCCGAAACCAGTCTGCTCCTGACCTGGGACTGGACGGTGTCCGAACCGGTGGGTCTGGTGAGTATCACGTCGCAGGGGCATATACTGGGGTCGCTTGGGATGTCTACGCTTCTGAGGCGACCCAGCGGAAGGCCCTTCGGGGCCTTCCGTCGCGTCTGGGGAACCGGAATCCCGGATATCCGGTAGCCGGTCATGACCGATCATCCTCACCATTCGAAGCTGCACGCCGAGATCGAGGCCCGTTACACCAACTGGCGTCACCTGTACCGGCAAGGCACCGCGCCGCCACGCCAGATACGCCACACCGCCCGCCAAACCGTCTGGGCGTTAGGCGACCATCTGCGCTGCTGTCACGGCGCCCGCCGTCTCGGCCTGAACCCGTTCATCGGCGACTTGCTCGACAAGCACACCGCTCTACACACCGCTTCACAACCAGAAAGGTAGACATGCCCGAAATCCAACTCAAGCGGCTGGCCCGCTCGATGGCCGAGATACCCATCGAGGGGACCGCGCCGCTGATCCAGAATCGTTTCGCAGAGAAGGCGAAACAGATGATGCTTGACCGCCAGCAGGGTAACGCCATCGAACGCGAACCCAAAAACCCGGAAGCCCTATTCTTCGACGCCCAATACCGGCTGCCCGGCGACCGGTACGGACATCCCGCCGTCGCCTTCAAGGCGGCCATCGTCGGCGGCGCCCGCTTCTACAAAGGCTCCAAACTGACCATGACCGGCCTCAAAGTGTCACTGTTTGTGCGCGGCGAAGGATCCGACATGCTCGTCGAGATCGACGGCGTCCCGAAAATGCGCGAAGACCCGGTCCGCAACGCCAACGGTGTCGCCGATCTGCGCTACCGGCCGGTCTACTGGCCGTGGCGAGCCAAACTCCAAATCGTCTACATCCGCTCCCAGTTCAGTCTCGACTCATTGGTCGCCCTGGTCGACGCCGGCGGCAACGTCGGGGTCGGCGAATGGCGACCCGAATACGGCACCTTCAAAGTCCCCGACGACGCTGAAGCTGTCGAGGTGCAACTGTGAGCGACCTGCAACCGACCACCAAAGTGGAAATCATCGCCAGCTCGCTCCGCTCCGTATGGGAGGACCGGGGCCGCCTGGCCGCCGAAGACCTCGTCGAGGTCGCCGGCGAAACCAACCACCCATTGCACCCGTTCTTCGAATGGGACGACGCCATAGCCGGCCACCAGTATCGGGTCTGGCAGGCCGGCCAGCTCATCCGCAGCGTCAAAGTCCTGGTCACCGCCACCACCAACGGCGACAGCGAAGACTTCCACATCCGCGAATGGATCGCCGCCCGCTCCGTCGGCGCCGGCCGCGGCTCCTACGTCCCCCAGGACGTCATCGAACGCAACCCCGAACAGCAGGCCCGGCTGTTACGCCAGATGCGCCGCGACCTCGCCGCCGTCAAACGCCGCTACGAACACCAGGACTTCTACTACCGCGAACTGTCCCGCATGGTCACCCCTGAACCGGAAACCTAAGAAATTGTGACACGGCACGGTACGGCGGGGTCTGGTCAGGTTGGGCGCGGCCAGTCAGGGCGCGGTTCGGTTGGGTGCTGGCCCGGCAAGGTGCGGCAGGCACGGTCAGGTGCGGCTCGGCAGGAGGCTGGCCGGGCTCGGCAAGCGTGGTTCGGTCGGGTGTGGCGGGGCTTCGGTACGGCTTGGCAGGCAAGGTGTGGTTGGGCAAGGTGTGGTAGGGGTCAGGCCCGGCAAGATCAGGTCTGGGTGCGGCGTCGCTCGGCAGCGCACGGCAGGCGTGGTGCGGTCCGGTGCGCGGGCATGGCAAGGTGCAGCGTCGCTAGGTATGTCGGGGCCCGGTAGGGCTCGGTTCGGTAGGGCGGTTGGCTCGGTGTGTCCTGGCAGGGCAGGCTAGGTCCGGTCTGGCGCGGCTCAGGCAGAGCACGGTGCGACTTTGGCCGGGGGTGGCACGGCACGGCAGGCGCGGTGGGGCGTCGTATGGTCTGGCGTGGTTGGGTCGCTCAGGGTTCGGCTGGGCACGGCTGGGCACGGCAGGCGCGGTCCGGCGCGATTCGGCGGGGCTGGGCGCGGGGCGGTTCGGCAAGTTTGGGCATGGCAGGCCGGGCGCGGTGTGGCGTGGTTCGTTAACGCGGGGCTAGGTGCGGTTTGGTCTGGCCCGGCTTGGCAGGCAAGGCTGGGTGCGGTTAGGTACCGCTGGGCATCGGCACGGGTGTGGTTCGGAGAGGTGTGGCTCGTCCCGGTATCGCTAGACGCGGCAGGTATGGTTCGGTCAGGCGCGGCAGGGTTGGGTCGGGTTTGGTGCGATTGAGCGCGGCATGGCAGGCGCGGCATGACCGTCGTACCCTTGTGATATGGCTATCAGCAACAGTCGCCGCCAGTCGTTGCCGCCCTCGAAGGTTGGTTACCCGAAGAGCTCCAGGGTGGGCGGCCGGGGCCGCAATAGTTATCCATTGGACACGCCCAAACGGGCCAGGAACGCCTTGGCACGTGCGGCCCAGTCGAAGACGTCAGGGTCGTACCGGACGATCGAGCGTAAGGTCAACCGGTTGTACCCGTCGATCACCACCCGAAACCATCCGGGCCGGTGAGTGGCACAGCGGGACAAGCCGATCTGACATGGCCGGCGTCGACCCACGGTTGAGTACGCCGGAATGGCGTCACCTGGCGTGGTGGGTGCGGGACCGTGACCACCACGTCTGCCAGATCGGCGGCCCGGCCTGCACCAAGGTGGCCACCTGTGTCGACCATATCGTCGCCCGCGGCGACGGTGGCGACTGCTGGGACCCGGCCAACCTGCGTGCCGCTTGCCGGGCGTGCAACAGCAGACGCCCCCGCCCGGGAGGTGGCGCCGCTGGTGCCACCCGGGCGACCGGACGCGGTCGACGGTTCGCCTACCAGACGACACTGCCCGACTACCAGACCCGGTTTTGAAGGTTCTCGTCGTGAACAGAACTCCCAGTTTTTTGGTGGGGGCGTTCCCGTCAT